CTAAACGTTTGTAGCCAAGGGGCTTACGTTTCATTCGATGTCCCTTGTAATCAGGGTAAATTTCTTTTCTAAAATTTTTAGTGCTTGAGAAATATAGTATGAAGTTGTCTTCCATCATAGCTTTTGTCACTTTATTTAGCTCATTATGAAATACTTTTAGCACTTCACTGAACTGTGATTGAGCGATGATGACATCCTCTCCAAAGTCTATACCAATCTCACATGCTTGAGCAGCTTTGTAAGCTAGGAAATCAGAGTCAATTAATAACATTAGTGTACCTGTGCCCAGTTGTCGCCAATTTGTGCGTCAGCTTCAATGGGTAATCGTAAGTTGTAATACTCACCAGCTTCTAATGCAGATAGTTTGCATACCTCAGCTATGTACTCTGCGTTTGTAGCAGGAGCACCTAACACTTGTTCGTCATGCACAAAAGCATAACGTTCATGGGTAGTGTTGCCTAATTTAGCATCAGTTAGTAGTAGCCAACGCTTTGCGATGACTGCTGCCGATCCCTGTAAAAGACAATTTAACGCTTTGTGTTCTTTGTCCACAAGGATTTGGCGTTTGTCGATAGCACGTATACTACCTCTCGTAGCAACTTTCTTAGTAGCTTCAACCAAATCTTCGAGACCGTCAACAGCATCCAAGTAAGCTCGCCTAATCTCTGCCCCTTTCTTCTTTGCAGCTTCGGGGGATAACATGTTGTCATAAGAGAGTCCAAGCTTTTGGTTGCCACCACCGTAAAGAAAGCAATACGTGATAGTCTTAACTTGTCTGCGAGAGATGCCAATTTTATCCGCATTGACTTGATGAATATCTTGTTCAAGTAAGATCTTGCCATACCTACCGCCATCATATCTAGCTAAGTAGTGTGCAAATAATCTTAATTCTATACCAGCTAAATCGGAATCAATAAGTTTCCAGTCTGGTTGTGTGATAAATAATTCACGGCAATCCTTGTCCGAACTTACTTGACTAAGATTCGGGTGTGAATGTGCCATTCGATGTGTCACTGCACCGATAAAGCAAGAGTGGTGAAGTCTGCCATCCTTGACTAGCTTCAACCACGCATTAGTTCCTTGAGATAACATTCCTAGTTTCTTCTGTATGACCAGAATTTCTAAGAATACTAATGCTTCCTCTGTATTAATTTCTTTGAGCACTGTCTCATCAATCACTGCTTTACCAGTAGGTGTGAGTTTAGTAGGTGTCCAACCTTGAAAGGTTTTAAACCACCAAGCTATATGCTCTCGACTACTAGGATTGAAATCCTTTAACCTTTGCATCTCTGCTCCAGCTATGTAGCCTTGTTTCTTGTTGTCTCTTTTAGGAGTGAACAAGTTATGTGGAACGTAGTGGCAGATGTTCTCAGCCTTTCTTCGTAGGTTTTCCAGCCTAGTTAACAGCTGGTTCTCTAGTTCCTGTGCCTTGTTTATATCAAACGGCCAACCAGTAGCTTTTTGTATAGCCATTAGTTCTGCTATCTGATGTTCTAAGACAACGCTTTCAGGGATTTTTGGAAATGTGTCCATAATTTAGCTAAGATAGCAACGTCTTTTTTACAGTAGTCCTGCATTTCTTGTGACCATTCTTGCCAGTCAGTGGTTTTAGCAAACGTGTCTTTAAAACAACGTAGTCTGTAACCATATGCTTCGAGACTATGTGAACCATACAAACGAGCTGGCATCATAGGCCACTTACGTCTGAGGTCTAGCTCTAACATATCGGGGTGGAAGAAACGACTCAGTATTAGAGTGTCCCAATGTTTAGCATGACCCTTATAAAAAGGAAAGTGTTTTTTAATTTGTGGTATGTCATACATTATACCATTGTGAGATATAATGTTACTTGCTACCTCCAAGTCATTCACTGCATTAGCAATGCTGTAGTTAGGAGAAGCTTGGTCATTGTACTCAGTTACTAGACCAGTATCTAGGTCTTGTGTAACTATACAATGTATTTCTGTACAATCTAATCCGTTTGTTTCTATGTCAAACGCTAGATTAATACTACCCGAAGTCTGTGGTCGGGTCGAAGTCGGGCGTAACTTCATGTTCGGTGAAGGTGCATGTTCGTAGGTCATAGATCAGTTGGTTAGCGACACCTACCTCTCCGCTATTTCTGTTTTTTAACACACGAATAGTGGTGGTGTTTTGTTTGTTGGGATCTTGTTGGTCACGCTCAAGGGCAATAACTGTGTCAGATAACTGTGCAATAGCAGCAGACCCTCTGAGTTGTCCAAGAGTTACACGTGCTCCTTCTTCATGATTTTGGTCTGACTGTGTACGTCTGAGGTGTGATACAAGAAACAATGTGATACCAGTACGTTCAACAAGTGAGCGTAGCTTGGTCATCGTGATGTCAATCATTCTACGCTCATCTCCGTCCAATCCACTCAGCAATATACTAAGGTGGTCAAGGAAAATAACACGACACTCCAATCCACAGGCGAGGTATTCGATCCTACTGTAAATTGTGTCAGGGTCATAGCTGCCAAAGCCATCGAACAAGAAAAGATTCCAATTAGCAATAGTACTGTTGTAGGCGTATTCGAGTTCTGCTCGTTCATATTCTTCAAGATGATAAGGTTTACCGAGCTGTGCGGACATTAATCCGAGAGCCGTCCTACGGTTAGATTCTTCAAGTGCCAAGTAACCGATTCGTTCTTGTCTGTTGAGAAGATGACTTGCAAGAACCCTACAGAAGCTGGATTTTCCTGTACCAGATCCTGAAGTAATTGTGATAAGTTCTCCATACCGTATGCCGTGCAGCTTGTCTTGTAATCCTTGAAATGGGTAATCATGGTCAGCGGGTGGGGTGGGTGTGGTAATTAATTCAAGTAATGATTTTGCATCAACGATACCGTCTGGTCTGTATGTCTTTGCATCCCAGATTGCACGTCTTACGGCCTCATTATCTCCTGCTTGTAGTGCTTCGGAAGCGTCTTTGTACTTCTCAAGCCTAGCAATTTTAGCTTTTCCAGGGGGTAGTAGCTCTGCACATTCTTGTGCTGCCTGTCTACCTGCCTCGTCATTGTCAAAGAATAATACAACCTCTTCATAGTTCTGAAGTAGATCTAAGACCCTCTGTAATGACTTCTTTGCAGCCTTAGCTCCATTTGGTATGGATACATGTGGCCACTTGGGTTGTGCCTCCCATCCAGAGGCTGCATCTAACTCACCTTCATATATGGTAAGTCGAGTGCCTTTATCTGGGAATAAATTTTGCCCAAAAAGTTGATGGTCAGTGTTAGTGCCTTCCATCCAAAAGTCTTTGTCCTTAGTTTTGACTTTTGCTGCACATACCTGACCAGTTTTAGTAAAGTAGTGCATCCGTAATGTGTCTCCATCTTTGTGGATACGATATTTACGGCAGGTCTCTTCTGATAGACCTCTTTTTCTAAGTTTTACAGGTTCGCCTTTTAACATAGTAGTTTTTGCTTTGACGATGGTGGTTTCGTGTAGCTCCCCGCTAGTAAAGTGGTTACATACAAAACAATAAGTATGTCCATCATCATATACGGAATTACCGTCTGACGAACCGCAACTAGGACAGCTGGAGTGATATAAGAATGTTGATTCATCGGAGCCAGTCAACTGGGATTGCATAGTAAGCACACCAAGGGAAACCGTTCTTTTCTGCCCATTTTGCGTATGAAGTTTTAGAACGTTTGGAAATTTTATTATTAGGTGATTGAAATATAATACGAATGTCTAAATATGGATGAGCTTTTTTGACAGCTTTCATCTTACGCCTCTGATCTGGAGGAAAGTAACCTTTAGCTTCGAGGTATATATCCCCAACCTTAAAGTCAGGGATGTAGTTTGCCTCAATAAGATAAGGTAGTTTCTCAGATTCATACTGATAAGAAACTTTCATCTGATCTAACAAGTCAGCAACTTGCTCTTCTAAATGACTACGCATTAGAAGTCATCAGCTTCAACAGAGCTAGGAGTACCAGCTGCTTCAACATTAGGATCTTCAACCTTAAAACCACTGGTAGCACCAAATAGATCGGCTGCATCTTCAGCTGACATGTCTCCATTGTCAACTACACCAGCTCCATTGTTAAGACTAATGACTTGTACTGCCTTTAGTTTCAATGATGTGCCAATGTCACCGCTTGGAAGTACATAAGGTTTTTGGAAGAAAGCTATCTTAACTTTACTACCGCTGTATATTGGTGTGTCTTTATCTTTGATCTGTGTTCCTTCTGTGTCAACAACAACAGGGATAACCTTGTCGCCATCTCTCCAGCTGAAACGTATGTGGTATGTACCTTTAGTATTGTCAAGCTCTTCCCAAGGCTCAGGCTTTACAGTGACCCTCTTAGGGTTCTTTGCCTTGCTTCTTGCCCATTCTAAGGCAGAGAGACGCTCTTCTTCAAGTTTAGATACAAGCTCTTCTTTAACAAGAGCTGATAGTTTGTACCCCCATTCCCCTGCTTTTAAGATAGCTTGGAAGCCATCTAAGGTTACAGGATCGGGTGTTACATAAGTGTGGGCCATGTTTAACAGAAAAAATAGGTGGAATTTGAAACAACTTTGGGGTCTAATGTCCCAACGATTGGTGGTGGTTCCGAGGCATTGATGGTCTCTGCAAATTCTGAGAGCCAACATTTTTCGGAAAAGATATTGGTGTAGGTTTCTCGCACAAGGCGATTGAGTGTTCCCATGTCTCCTGCTCTGCAAAGAACAGAGTCATGGATAACTGTGAATGGTTCATCGAATTGACTAAAAGATCTGTGAAGGATCGAAGCATCGAATGAATGAATATAGTTGGGTGCAGTGCTAGACTTATGTTTAATAGGACTAGGTGTTTCTTTACCCGTAGGTATCCTTACACTTGTACGACCTAATAACTGCAGCTCCATCCTCATGGTTTCTATGTCGTTTCTTTTTTGATTGACAACAAAACCAGATGGTGTGACCCATTCAACTTCAGTAGCACCATTTCTGATGTACTGTCCGACATGCTTCTTTATCCACCGCATCACATTCATTGGGCCAGGCACAATAGTGTCCATACTGCTGTAGTCAGCATTGACAATCTGTGTTAACTCGTCCTTTGTAGGATTGATACCCTTCTCAAGTAATGCTTGGCGTATATACTTACGACTACTATCCTTAGTAGCATTGTATGGTATGGTCATAACCGTGCGTTTGCACACAGTTCTGTTCATCCAAGGGTGCATGTAATCTGGGAGAAACTCTTTAGCCTTATCTGCCACCGCTTTGTAAGCGTCACTAGGTTTTGCACTAGGCACTACGTTTACAAGTTCTGCTGTACTTTTGTCGGCTGCCATTCCTGCAAGTATCTGGAGTCCAGAACAGGTTGCATCAACGGCTACCATAAGACCAGTAGTTAGCTTGTCTTTAGCAATACAACAGTGGTAGTATTCATGACATGAAGACATGAATTGCCAAGGTTCGTCTACCTCTTCCCAATCAGACATGTATCTAATAGGGTCAGTAGCAACTTTAGTGATGAGCTCATGATTCTCAGACACCCATTGATGTCTGTCCTCTAGTGTACATTTATCTAGACCATAAGTTGTGGCTACCTGAAATGAAAGCCATAACTCTGCTTCATCTGTCACACTAGACTCATCAGCGAAGACCAAAAGTGCCTTCCCAAAGTCTGTATCTTGAGGTGTGAGGAAAGCTGGGATGGGGTATGCTCTTCCCCTGTAGTCGAAAGACCAACATAGGTAGAACGACTCATCTTTAAATTTCTCAGCTGCCTCTAATTGTGTTCTGGTTCTGACTGATCTCTTAAAATTGATACGGTCAGCATTGTAAGCCTCAGCCATAGATCTTCTCCATGACAAGTTAGACTCAGGACTATCATCAGCATCAGCAGGACGTGATGGTTTATAAGCTGGAGCTATAGGTATAAACTTACCTATTACTCTACCTCTTAACCTCATCTCCTCTGCTACTTCCAGTACATGACGATTTACACAGTACTTCACCCGCTGTAACTTGTTTAAGAAGTTAATAGGTGCTTCCCCGTGTTTAATGGTGGGGTTACCTTTACGGGTAAGATCATGACCTTTCATCATACGATTAGTTAAGTAACCACCGTAGATAATATGTCCTTCTTCATTGTATCCCCAATCATCTGGGACAACGAGCATTGGCCAAGGTATTCCAGAGAATAATTCAGCTGTTTTGATTAGCTCGTCACGCTTTGTCTCGAACTCAGGTGTGGGTACAACCTTGTATTCATAACGTTTGCGTTGGGTCTTACGTTTGCTGATGGTAAACCATCCTGTTGATTCCATAACAGAAGTCAAGCCCCATCTACCAAGAGATACCTTAGTCTTTGTACCCCATGCTGGCCATCGTATGTCATGCTCACCAAATTTCTTGCTGGCAATAACTTGTTTCTGCATAGTACCACAAGCATCATGAAAATACTTGTCACTAATGTAGTGCATAAGCCCTGGGTAATTATGCTTATACCATCTAAACTTACACTCTGTTTCAAGTGCAGATCCAATGGCAGACATAGTTGGAACGAGTAAATTAGCTTGTCTTTTAGTACTAAATACTCTGTCAAATGTAATCTTTAACAGTATGGTAGCAATGGCTAGTGGCTCCAGCTCCTCCAAATACAGGGAGATCTCTTTATAGAACTTACCTGCTTGCCCTTTACTCAGTCGGTAAAAGGTATCCTCAACGGTCTTGATTAAGTACGGTAGTGCTTCTCTGATTGATGACACCCCGTACACGCTTGCGGAAGCGTAGGATTTCCCTTCTAGTTTCTCTAAAGAATCGTGAAGTCTTTGCTTCCCACAGCTGATTGCCTCCTGCTCTAGGAGAAATTGTCGGTGTAGGTTTGTATGCGTCACCATAAGCGAGAAAAAGTGAGTATTCGTAGTCATCGAGACGGTCAATTTGGCGTTGTGTCAAATTAGTCATCGTACATTTTACATTGTTGTTCATAAGGAAATACTTTACAGTATTCCTCCATGCTAGTGAAGCATTGCCAGTTAGTCAAGTAGAAACCTAACTCACATGCTGCATTGCGTTTGGTTGTGAGCTGTCCTTGAGAAGCTAATAAAACTAAGAACTTATCTATTGTTGGTGGCCCACACGGGTCAAGCTCAAGGCTGACCTCGCCTGTGTCATCATCAATGTAGTAACCTAGTCGATCTAAAATCTCAGATAAGTCATGTGGATTTAGTGTCATAGTAGATCATGTAATGTGTCAAGGATTGCATTACTGGTCATAACTACATAGTCGCAGTCATTCATCAGTAAGTTCTTCATGTATCGTTTGGCTGCTATACCTTGGCGGTATGATCTCTCTTCGATCTTGCCATTGGGCTTGATTGCCCTAACAACACAGACGTAAGAGGCGGGTAAATCCCAGGTGAGAGCTGCCTCGTGACCCATATCAAAGGTAACATCAGTCAATTCGTCAGTAGCTTTCCATCTGTTGATGTCTCGTATGCGATTTTTAAAGGGGTCTGACTTTGCCATAATGAATAGAGTCGTATTGATTTGTGTGCAGGTGGTGGGATGTTACGGCCTAAGTGTGCTACCAAAGCAAAGAAACCTAAGCAAGCCCATGTAAATAGTATGCCGTTTAAGCCTGCTCTCATACAAGCTCCTCATCAAATCGCTTCATAGCAATCTCAGCTTGCTGTTCCTCTGATAGGTAGGGGAAGGCTGCCTTGACCTCTTCGTAAAGGGTCTCAAGCCTTTCTTGTGCGTGTGGTGTACTCATTTGTTTTTCCAATGCAGTAGTATTGCATACCCAACTGTATATAAAGCATATATACCACCGATGAGTATTGTAAATTCCATTAGCATATGAAGTGACCCTCACATGAGAACGACCATCTGAATGGATACATGTCACCGTATTCTTTGGCAACACGTTTGTCTATGATCTGTGCTATTGCGTCCCTGTCTTGGTATGTCAGGCAGTCGGCAACATTGATGTCCTTGGTACGGTGGAGCTGCTTGTTATGCTCCTCCGCTTGTTTCATGAGGTCATCGTATTCCATTAAGCGACCCTCTTGATGTCTCTGTTTAATGCTTTGTCAAAAGTCTCAGCATCTACATAAGGCGAATACATTGCAGTATGTTCGCAGTAAAAGAAGTCGAGTCCTTGATCTAGCAGCATTGAAAGTACTTGAGAGGGTGATCTTCTCTCTGATTTAGCTACAGCATTAATTACTTTTTGCTGTGTTGGGTTAAGTGTGTAACAGTCCATTAGTTGAGATCCTCCTCTTGCTTGAGTGTTCTGAGATTGTGTGTCTCGATCTTGAATTGCTCATCATTTGTAGGTCTGTCCATAATCCTGGAAAGTCTACATAATACAGCTTCTCTGCTGTCGAACACACCTAGAAGCATATCATCCATTGTGTATGGGCTAGTGCGTACTAATGTGTAAACAATAGGGTCGTCAGTAACATCAAAGGTCTTGATGTACTTGTCACCGATGGGTTGAGTGATGTTTGTTTTGATGGAATTAGCCATGTGATTGAAGCCAGATAAGGGAACGTTGCATAGTGTCGGGGTCATCACCGAACTTACCGAAGGCTACGTTGCATGAGTCGCAGATGTAACCTCTGAACTGGTCGGTCTTGTGGTCATGGTCTAGTACCCATTTTGTAGTATGCCTACCACATGCAGGGCAGTCACCAGACGATGGTGGCACATGTTGTCGCCTAAGTCTGCGTCTAACAGTGGCGTGATGGTTTGAACAGGTCTTGCACGTATTCTTACGACCTGCACCCGCAGTGCTGAACAGTGGGAAGTCCTCTAAGATTTTGACCTCCCCGCACTCTTTACATTGTTTAGAGGCAGTCACTGTAGTAGTTGGTGTAGACTACTTCGTCTGCTAAATGGCCGAGACCTGCATCTTCGAGTATGTCGTAGATGTCTCTGCCGTCTTGGTCAAAGTCAACAGTAATTGTGTTGTTGGATGATGGGTTGTAGTTGTACCCTGCCTCTAGTATAGAGGAGGATACAGACTTGTCGAATGTAACAGTCATTGTGTGGCTAGACATTAGGGAGTACAGGTTGTTGCAAGACTCGCACCTTGGCAAGCTTGTGTTTGTATATGGAGACTGGTGTAATCTCTTTGCACTTGACACTCTTGAGTTTGCAGTTGGCATTGACCCAGAATCCTAAGCTCATGTTAGGTTGTGCAAGTAGGTTGGCGATAGCTCTACGAGATACGTTGGTATACTCATAGCGTGTATCTGTCAAGAACTCAACAATGGCTGTGCCTGATAATGGGTCTACGTCAATAGACTTGACACATGTTGAAGTACGTGATTTAGGTTGCATGGTATAAAGTGGTAAACAGCAGAGGGTGAGACCCTCATACAACCAATGTAACATGGCTGTAGGAGAACGTCAACCCCATTGGGCTGCCATAGCATCGGCAATACCTTGGTACGTAGTAGAACGTAGCTTCCATCTGTCTTTTGAAGGAGGCAGGTAGTGTAGACGTTGGCGTATCTTGTTAGGTAATCCTGACACATCTACAATGTTGGTGGGTTGTAGCTTGGGTAAGCCACGTAGCCACAGGCCAGTCTTTTTCTGTTCTGAATGGCCGAACATGTAGGGCTGGACATACTGGGTAGCAGGGCCGAGCTTGCTGCGTGACGATAGTGCACCGACAGGATTTTCTATACATAGTTTGACACCTGATGACTCGTGCAAGTCCCAGATACGCTCAACAAACTTGATAGCTGCAGGTTGACGGCCATCGGCTACTTTCTCAGCCCATCTGGATGCACCTGATACACTGAGGTGGGTGCAAGGCGGGTGGGCGATGATGAGATCCCAGTCGTACACATTGTGTGGCCAGATAAGGTCGAACATGTTGCCTTGGTAGTGTTTACCGTTGGGGCTGTCGGATGGTAGGAAGTCGCAGGATGTAGCATCGTGGCCACGTTTGGTGAACGCATCACGTACAACACCTGAGTACTCACAGGCTACGAGAACTTTCATACGTGTGGGTGCTTGGGGCGTAGTTTACGCATCTCGATGTATGCCATTTTCTGATAGAACATCTGTCTGCGTTTGGCTTCTTCGGGTGAGAGTTGTCCTGTTTCATACCACTCTCCAGCTTTGAGCGTTGGGCGTTTGCGTGTCATGTCAATAGTAGTGGTGTGGATGTAGGCGGTAAGGTGGCTGCTGCTGCATTACTTACGCTTTGATGATAACAATAATTACCTAGTCAACCTACGTGTATTATACATTATGGATGCGTTTGTGGGTAACCCATGTTATAGCTTGTATATCTGATGTAATATACTGCTCACCGAGCTCTTCGTTGATGAATGAGGTGGCGTCATGATAGTCCTGCTTGATGGTAGCACGGAGCTTCTTGCCTATAGCTGGTGCTTTGCTGGCTGGTAGGTAGTCACCTAGCCATACACTGTAGGCGTGGCCGTCAATACATACATCGTTGATCTCTGGGTGCACAATAGAGTTATAGAACTCATGACGTTTGGGGCCAGTAATTAAGTTTTGTGGTGACACGGTGGGCGAAGTCAAGATTGAAATAGCTTGAGCTTTGTTGGTGTGTGTGGTACGGCATGGAACACTGGTCAGGTCTGTGACAGTGCCGCCAGCTGCGTATACTTTGGTGAGTGATTCAGCATTGCGTACGTTATCTTCCCACTTGTTGCGTGGTGAGAGTGCAGTGATAACACCAGCTGCGTGGTAGGTAGATATACCTGCACGTTTGCCGATGCGTTCGGAGATCTTGAAGGCTGATGGATACCAGTCGAGACCTAGCTGGACTTCTTGCGATGTTGCAAGGGTGAACACTGCAACTATATGACGTGCGTTGTCTGATAGTTGTGAATAAGACATGGGTTTGTGGTGTGGCTAGAAAGCTAGCCGAAGCGGTGTGTAGGAATTGCACCTACGCTATATAACTATTGTACTGGTAAGGGTTAGGGAAGTAAATGAGTAATAATACTCAACTTCTTAGACGTTAGTAATCGGTTGCAGGGATAGTGGCACTAGCCTACCGCAGGGAAGTGTTGTTATTATATACACATCTTGAACTATTCCTAGTTAAGAGGTTAGTTGGCTAACATAGTAACAACAACACTAAAGATTAAGTGTGTGTAACTCTTGATATTCCCATACTGTCCCTCTCTTAAGCTGGCCCCGTAAGGCCGACACTTAGATTTAAATGCTTTCACATCAGGTAACGCTGCCAGTCGCCAGTGACGTAGCCCTGGAGTACATGTGTACTAGGGATATTGTCCGTTTAACTAATCTGGTTTGAGCTGTTTCTATCTTATAAGGATAGATCCCAGTATTTGATTTGTTTGATACCTTTATTATATAAGGTAGTTAGTTAGTTGTCAAGTGTTTGTGTTTGATTCCTAACTTTGTGTGTGTGGTGGTGTTTCCTCCGATTCATACCTTTATTATAGTCTATGTTTTGGAGGTTGTCAACCATGTGTTAGGATTTGCTGATAATTATGTTTGCGTACGGTGGTGTGACGATAGTGGATAGTACATGCGTACTAATCCCATCGAGTAGTACACCAGTACTACCAGCTTAACACTTTGTAACAATAGTACATCCGTACTAGCATAGTACACTTGTACTACCTATAGTTCATCTGTACTACTTTTTTAACTCATAAGCAAAACTAATCATTTATATTTATACTATTAATATAACATATACACTATATATAGCAACCTTATATCCTGATATCCACACATAGCACACAGATGCCCAAACTAGTACATGTGTACTACCCCGCAAGGCAGCTCGTGATTATAACACAGAATTGCGGGGGTGTCAATAGGTATATATACTCAACGGGCGATAGTGGTACATATGTACTACTCCCCGCAAGTACCAAAAAAAGTTTGATCTGTATAGTACGGATAACCGAACCTTGACAATACTGTTACACTACCGTCACGGGGGGTGACAGCCGTGGGTAGAGCGTAATATCCCCACAGACAATTTTATTAAAATTTGAAGAGACATCCTTGCCTCTATTCCTCATCCACATATACCCCGCCAAGCTGACAGGAGCAGCAACACGCAGTACAAGGAGTATAAGTAATATCTTTTTCATGGTCGTACTGTACGTAGGTGGTAGAGTGGTAGTAGAAGTAGATGTAATACAGCACAAGCGGGTAACTTGTGTAGAAGAGGGGGAGGCTTTTAGACCTCTCACCCTCTTGACCGCTGTTTCCACCCACGAGGAGCACCACTTCCCCGTGTCTTATGGTGGGGTTAGCTTACATCCAAGTGTGTGTATGGCTTTTAGTAGATCCTCTAGCTTCTCTTCTTTGGTCTAAATCCATCCCCATAACCATATGGTTAGCTTCAGCTTGAGGATCATCCATCCAAGCCTCTAGGTGGTCTAACCACTCTTGTTGTCTTCTGTCTTTTATCTGTCCTTCGGCTGAAATGGCGAGGGCATCAGTGAACCACTGAACTCCTTGGGCGAGAGAGTCGATTCTGTCATCATGTCGAACTGCACCTTTTTCTCTGCACATTCTGCTGATTTGGTAAGCAAGCATATATTGGAATCTATTTTCAGTCGCCTCATCTGCATTACTCTTATAATCCCACGTAATGACGGCAGGATCCACAACAAGCCTATGCTGATTAAAGACAGGTTCAAGGCTACTAATAATCCGATCTTCTTTCCTGACATTTGCTCTAGTCTCCTCTATGTTAATTAATGTTTTTGTCGTTTGACAGTGTTTTCTAAATAGCTCTGATACAATACCATCGCCAAAGTTACTCTC